GTATAACAAGAACGATGTTATCCTTCTAGAGAAGGTCTATGAACGCTTTAAACCTTGGATTAAAAACCATCTTAACCGTACTTTAATAGATGATACTGGACTATGTTGTCCTACATGTGCTTCTAAATCTTTCCAGAAAAGAGGGTATAACCTTACTTCTACAGGCAAATACCAACGATATCAATGCCGTACGTGTGGTAACTGGTTTAGAGATGGTACAAATCTTAAAGAAAAAGGCTCTCCAAAGCTTGTCAATATTTAAAAAGGATGGTATAATAATAGCATGAGTAAATTTCCAGAACTAAAAAAAGCTATAACTAAACAAGTGGCAGGTACACATTACACTAAATATGTAATCCAACCTGTTGAGTTTATTACTAAAAATAATATCCCTTATATTGAGGGTAATATTATTAAATACATCTGTAGATGGAAAGACAAAGGTGGTGTAGAAGATTTAAATAAAATCATACACTATGTAGAACTATTGAAAGAACTTAAAACATAACATGACATTAACATTGCAAGAAATCAAAGAAAGACTAGCTGAAGAGTATGATGAGATTACTCTTCTTGAGGTATTGAATATTAACTCATATGATCTAGTGGATGCTTTCTTTGAACGCATTGAAGAACGTTATGAATACTTTAACAAAGAATTATCAATGAATGGAGATAGAGACTAATGCAATTAAACGACTATCAACGTTTCATTCATGCAAGCCGTTATGCAAGATGGCTACCTGATGAAAGCCGTAGAGAAACTTGGAAAGAAACTGTAGACAGATACACTGGATTCTTTAGTAATAAATTCCCTGAAGTATTTCCTACAGAAGATGTAAATAAAGCAATACATAACTTAGATGTTATGCCTAGTATGAGATGTTTAATGGCAGCAGGGCCTGCTTTAGAACGAGATGAGATAGCTGGTTACAATTGTAGCTTTATAGCTATTGATTCACCTAAAGCATTTGATGAAGTAATGTACGTTTTAATGTGTGGTACTGGTGTTGGCTTTAGTGTAGAACGTCAGTTTACTAATAACTTACCTACAATAGCAGAGGAATTTTATGAAACCGATACAACAATTAGAGTTAAAGACTCAAGAATTGGGTGGGCTAGTGCATACCGTGAACTCATTAGCTTACTCTATTCAGGAAGACTTCCAAAATGGGATGTTAGCGGAGTTAGACCTGCAGGAGCTAGGCTTAAGACTTTCGGGGGTAGAGCAAGCGGCCCTAAGCCTCTCGAGGACTTGTTCGCATTTACGGTTCATACTTTTAAGAAAGCAGCAGGAAGGAAGCTTAACAGCTTAGAATGCCATGACATCGTATGTAAAGTTGCTGATATTGTTATTGTTGGGGGTGTGCGTAGGTCAGCTCTTATCAGCTTGTCAAACCTCACCGACGATAGGATGCGAAACGCAAAGAACGGAGCTTGGTGGGAATCTGATGTGCAACGTGCACTTGCCAATAACTCTGTCGCCTACACAGAAAAGCCAGATGTAGGGATTTTCTTAAAGGAATGGGGAACATTGTATGACTCGAAAAGTGGGGAAAGAGGTATATTTAATAGAGTTGCAGCTACAAAGAAAGCCAGCTCTAACGGAAGAAGAGATGTTGAAGGCTTTGACTATGGTACAAACCCTTGCGGAGAAATTATCCTGCGATCTAAAGGACTTTGCAATCTCAGTGAAATTGTCATCAGAGAGAATGATACCCTTGCTAGTCTTAAAGAAAAAGTCAGAGTCGCAACAATTATCGGGACATTTCAATCCACCCTTACAAACTTTAGATACTTAAGAAGTGACTGGCGTAAGAACCAAGAAGAAGAACGTTTACTTGGTGTAAGTATGACAGGTATCATGGATCATCCTGTGTTAAGTAAACCTACAGATGAAACTATTAAATGGTTAACGGAGTTAAGAGAACATGCAATTAAAGTCAATAAGGAGTGGTCTGAACGACTCGGTATTCCTGTGTCTGCTGCTATCACTACTGTTAAGCCAAGTGGTACTGTCTCTCAATTGGTCGGTTGTTCTAGTGGCATTCATCCTGCATATAGTCAATATTATATTAGGACTGTACGCATGGATAACAAAGACCCGCTTACAACCTTCTTTAAAGGAGCAGGTGTCCCGAATGAACCTGATGTAACTAAACCTAATGACATTACTATATTTAGTTTCCCACAAAAAGGAACTGAATCAGGTGTTACTCGTAATGAAACAAATGCAATTGATCAGTTAAAGCTTTATAGTGTATATCAAAAGAATTGGACAGAACATAATCCATCTATTACTGTATACTATAAAGATGATGAATTCTTGAATATTGGAGCTTGGATTTATAACAACTTCAGTGATGTCTCGGGTGTATCACTCTTGCCACACTCAGATCACGTGTATAAACAAGCACCTTATCAAGAGATTACAAAGGAAGAATATGATACCTTTGTAGCAAGTTTCCCATCTATTGATTGGGGTAACTTAAAAGAGGAAGAAGATACAACTACAGGCACTCAAGAACTTAGCTGTACTGCGGGTGCTTGTGAGATTGTAGGAGTACAAACATGATTACATTCCATTTAATACAAGGTTGTACCGTAGGATTAGAGTTAGTAGATGGAGCTGTAATAGATGGACATAGTGATGATTGGTTTATAGTAATAGACCTATTTTTAGTTAGAGCAATAGTTAATATTTAAAGGAGAAAACATGCAATACACAACAGTGCAAATTAACAAAGTTGATAATGGTTTTTTAATGACAACAACCAAAGTAGTATTTGGTGAACAAAGACCAGAACAAAACAATCTGATCTTTAAAACTTTTGACGAAGTAATTGACTTCTTAAAACCTAAAGCAACAGTAGCAGCTGTATAAATAATTAAGCCCCGATTAAGGGGCTTTTTTATTACTACTTATTCATTACGTACATTGTAACTTCAAAACCAAATCTCATTTCAGTAGCAGCTGGTTTAGTCCACATAGTAATCTCCTTATAAAGTTAGTGTAAAGTTTTCACTCTACCCTATAATTATACCATAATGAATGAAAACAATCATCGGTAAAACCATGAATCTATACTACGTAGCTTGCGTTTGAGCTGTTAGTATACCATTAGTAAAGGTCATACTACCTTGTGTTCCTAATGCAGTTAAAGCTGCTGTAGTAATAGTAGCTGTAATACCTGTATTCTGAGTAGCCATAGTACCTAACCCTAGGTTAGTTCTAGCAGTAGAAGCATTAGCTAAGTCTGATAAATTATTAGCACGATAGGCATAGGTTGTATCAGATCCTGTAGCAGTAACTCCTAAGTTAGTTCTGGCTCCTGCTGCTGTAGTTGCCCCTGTACCGCCATTAGCTATGCTAAAAGGTACTGAAGGTAAAGATACAATAGTATTATACTGAGCTTGACTTAAATGATAATACTCACTAGCTATACCACCTTGAATGTCTTGTAAAGAATTATGTTGACGAGTAACTATGTCTCTTAAGTTAGAACCAGTAAAGTTAATAGTAGTCCAAGCAAGCCCTGCTTGTTGACCTAGTAATTGAGATACTGTATAAAACCAATCACGCCATACAAAGACGTCAGTAATAGGATTGTTAGGTATTGGAGGTAATTGAATAGCCATTAGTCTTCCTGCTCAGTTTCCCACTTCATTGTTCTTCTAGCCCCTGCTTTTTCTTTACGATTAACCATCTTCTCACGCTTCATTACTGTTTCAGCTGTAGGAGACTCAATGTCTAATTGACGTGCTAACCAATTCTTAAAGCCTTCATCTTCTTCTTTTTTAGCTTTAATAGCTTGACCAACCATAGGCCATTGACCCAATGCATAGTCAGTTATATCACTCCAAATCTTTTCAGGACTATCTTCAGGGTTATAAATCTTTTGACCATTATAAAGTTTAGTATCATATATAAATTGCAAACCAGCAAGTAAAGCTGGATTAAATGAAAAGAAAGAAGCTATCACAGCAGGCATGTCTTTTTCTAATGAAGAAACTCCGTGAAGTGCGTGGAATATATGATAAGGACCTGCACGTCTTACAGTAGCATCTTCATTGCCTGTTAACCATTGAGCCATTATATCTTGTAAAGGATAAAGAACAGCAATAGCTACAGCAATAGCTGCTGCAGTATCAGCACCATGTAAGAAGTCTTTTAGTCCTGCTTGACCCTTACGAAGAGCAGCTAAGTCCATAGCAGTATTTTTAAGAGAGTTAACAAGACCATAATGGTACCTACTAAATACAGTTAAATTAGGATTTTGTAAAGCTTCTGACATAGCTCGAGATCCCATAACTTTATGAGGTATACGATAACTAGGCATGTGTCGTTCTGTATCTACAATAGCTTCTTTACGTGTCATACCTTTAGACATCTTTTCATTGATGAGCTGCATGTACATCATATCACGGACAGTCCACATAGCTATGTTAGACTTCTTAGATATAGCTTCATAGAGTTGAATAGGTTTCATACCTACACGTTTAGCTAGGCTTTGGAACTCAGGTGTTTGTGAAAACTCTTTATTAGCTTTATTAAATAACTCTTCAGAGAAAGCAGAGTTTCTTACTCTAGCAGATAATATAGAACCACCTTCTAATAAAGTTTGTCTATAAGCAGCATCTTGTGTCAGAACAGACTTAAGAGCAGGCATACCTGATTTAGCAAATCTATAGATACCTGCTGGTGTTACCCAGCCTGTTAGACCACGAGCATTGTATAAGTGCCAACCCTCATTCATCATGTGAGGTAAAGGGTTAAGCATCATGTTCTTAATCAAAGCACCACTTAAATAAGTAAGTGCATTAGGATTGTTAGACTTAGCAAAGTCCTCAATCATAGAAGCAATGTCATCTTTAAATACATAGCCATCAAACTGAGGTATTCTATCTATATTTTTAGGACGTCTGTAACCAGGTGGAGGATTCTTTCCATCTTGTCTAGCAGCATTTTCTTTCATCCAATCAGAATGAGTAAGGTCTTCTAAGAATTTATTAGTTCTTACAAACTTACGTAACTCTTGTAGACGTTTATATACTACACCTTGGAAGTCTTTTTCATAAGTAAGAGGAGACTGTGATTCAATCTCAGCTTCTGTAGCTTGTTTAATAACAGCATTCTTAAGTGTCTCACCAGGCTTAAACATACCTACTTCACTTACTTTAGCAAACGGAACTGTTTTATTATTAACCCATTGGAATACAGAACCATCAGCACCTTGTTGGAGAAGTATACGTCTACCATTAGGTAACTCACCAGCAAAAACATTACGTGATTTTAAAGCTCCAGGTCTAGCTGTAATATCTTGATTAAAACCACCTGATTCACTCTTAGTAAGAATGTCTAACGCTCTTTGGAATTTATCCCCTACCTTAGGTATAATAATACGAGGAGCAAATTCTCCTACAATAGCAGGATCAATGAACTCATGCATTGTCCAGCCTTTATCATTAGAGTATTTAGTTAAACGTTTAACTTCAAGGAGTTCTTGACCAGCATACTTCTTAAATAAATCTAATTCATGTGGATCAAGCTCTGCTGTACCTTCAGCATAACCTCTCCATCTTTGCATCATGTCAGTAGTAACACCTTCTTTTTGAGCAGTCTCACGTCTAGCTCTATCAATTACACCATCACGTTCACCAGCTTTATCTAAAGAGTATAAGGCATCTGCTAACCAAGTTTCATTCTCAGAAGCATTCTTAGGTATCTTAGGAACTTCTACATCTGGTTGTGATATGTAAGGGTCTTCTCTAACAGAGTGTAAAGCTTGTCTATTAATATAGTGTTCATAGTCTTTACGCATTTGTTCTTCAGAGTAAACACCAGAAGGATCATTCTTGAATAAATCACCTTGTGGATCTTGTATAGCTTTCCAATCTTCAAAAGACATACGAGTATGTTCATCTTCATGTTTAAGAATGAACTGTGCATATTCATAAGGAGTCTTAAATGCATTCTCATCTAAGCCTGCTTTAACCCAAGGCTTATCTTCAAAGCGACTAAGAGCTTCATCCATATCCATAACAATCTCTTTAGAAGAGCCATCTTCGTTACGATAGTGACGAGCTATAACAGGTTTGCCATTCTTTTGTACAGCTTGATTGCCTTCAGGATCTAGTATCTTACCTAGTGTAATAGGAGTACCTGTCTCTGTTGTTTCAGGAACTGCCCATTTACTTGTCCATTCATTAGCACCTACTTCTTCAGTAGACTGACGAGTCTTAGCAAAGTCATCAGCTGTACGATTAAATTTAGTAGTTATATTACCCATAGCATTTCCTACTATTTCATTTACTTTTTTAGTATATGTAGTAGGTTTAGCAGCTATGGCTGTAAAACCAGCAGCTTCTGCAATATGTTGTGCATTAAGGTCTTCACCAGCTAACTTCTCAGAACCAGCTTCAAAGGCACCCCCTGCTGTAGCCATACCTGCACGTTGCATTAAAGGAGTAATCTTTTTACCACCTTCTAATACAATATCTTTTAATGCACCAGGTCTAAAGAGAACTAAGTTACCAGATAGTTGACCAGCAAAAGATAATTCAGGATTAGCTTCTATTTCTTTTTGTCTTGTCTGAGGATCATAGCCTATGACTTCTTTCATGGAGTCAGGAAGCATATCAAAGCCTTTTTCAAGGACTTTAGCACCACCTATAAAGCCAGTTAAACCACCTACTAAACCACCTATAGGTTTAGCAAAAGGTCCTACAACAGGAAGTACAGGAGGAGTTAAGGCAAAGCCAGCTTCAGCGCCAGCGACCATTGCTGGAGTAGCACCAATGCCAATAGCAGCAGAACCCCCAGCACTCTTAAGGAAGGAACGAGTTTTGCTAATGTTACTTTCAGAGTCAGTAGAAGTGTCACTAAGATATGGATTGGAACTAGGCCTGGCTAACCCTTTCAAATAAGGATTATCAGTCTGCTCACCTTGAAGGTAAGGATTAGACTTAGGGAGAGTATCAAGTTCTTTATCAGAAAAGTTCTTAACATACTTTTGAGTTTCAGCTGGAAGATGTTCCAACCATTGATCACCATGTTTAGCTATGGCTTTAGATACAGCATCAGGACCAGCATTATAAGCTGCAGCTGCTTTGTTAGGATCTTTAAATGTAGTTAGTTGCTTATCAAAATAAGCTTTACCAATCTTCTTATTGTAGTCAGCATCAGTTCTAAATTTGGTGTCATCAAACTCAACCCCTGCAAGCTTAGCAGCTTCTGGTGCAGTTTTGGGCATGACCTGGGCCGTACCTACAGCACCTGCTGAGGATGTCAAGGGCTTACCATATTTATCAAATTGTTTATCACCTGATTCAATATTAACAATCTTATTGAAATAGGAATCAGTAGACGAAGAAGAATTACTTTCCTCTAGATAAGGATTAAGTTGATCCATTAGTGCTCCTTATTAATTTTCAGGAGATTATTTTACGTAATCTTCAAATTTAAAACCAGGATGTAATCTTTCCCAGTTAGATTTAATCAAAGCTATTTTATCAGGAGATTCTTTTAAAGCAGCTTGTGCTAAGCTAATAGCTTGTGCAGTAGGTGCATTAGCTTTAGGTGCTTCAGCAGTCTTAGTTGGAGTAGCTTCTGTATTAGGAGCTTCTTTAACTTTAGCAGTAATACCTATACCTTTAAACTTAGTTTCATAACCTTTAATTTCATCAGTTAAATCATCACGTTGAGATGTCATCTTGTTGATGTCTCTCTGGATATCAGTAACTTCTTGCATACGAGAGTCTTTAGTAAGCTTATTACCAGCACGATCTACCATAATTTGACCTGATCTAATACCACTAAGTTTATAGTTAAGATCATCTATTTCTGAATTAAGTTGTCTACGATCTTCTTTGGCTTGAGATATAATTTTACTAGCTCTACCTTCAGCAAAAGTACGTTCTCTTAAATCCATGCTTTGATCAAATCGTAATTGAACAGCCTCTTGAGAACGAGCTGATTGTCTTAAACGTTTTTCACCAAGGTCTTGACGTAGCTCTAAAGAAGCTTGAGCTCTATCGTTTCTACCTTTTTCTTTTAATAAATCTGCTTCAAGTTTAAGTTTAGCACTTGCTTCCATAGAAGCTGTAGCATACTGTTGAGCTACTTGTAAACGTTGATTAGGATCTGTGATTTGACCTAATTGACCAGCAGGGATACCTTTAGATTCCATTAACATAAGAGCAGTATTCCATGCACGGTTTAATGCAACAGGATCATTTGTAGTCTTAGCAAACTCTACATAGGACTGAGCAATACCTCCTGTAACATCCATTAAATCTTTAGTAGACTTAATACGTCTTTCTTGAGCCATAGTTCTTGTAGTTTCAAGATCTTCAGCAACTTTCATTTGCTTTTGATATTGAAGAAGAAGACCATTTTGTTTAAATAAATCAGCTGTTTTATAAGCAGCCTCTACTTGATCGTAAGCATCTTTATATTCTAAGTTAGCTTTTTGAACTTTAGCAACAGGACTTTGTGGAGCTTCTTCTTTTTGTTGTTGAGGAGCTGCCTCTTGTTGAGGTTGTCTATAACCTTCTACAGCAGTTTGATCTTGAGCAGGCTGTGTTTCATTCAGCATAGGTTCTTTAGCACGAGCTTCTGTAGCAGAACCTTTCATAAATGAAGGCATAGGAGTAACTTCACCATTAGGACTAGTAGTAGTCTCATAGGCAGGCATAGAAGCCCCTTGTGTAGGAGTAGCTAGCTGAGGACTAGGAGTTGCTGCAGGTTGATTATAACCAGATACTCCTTGAGAAGTTTCAGGAATAGCAGTAGGATTAATCCTTGCAGCTTTAGCTTCTGCTAGTTTTTTAGTAGCCTCTTGTTTAATAAGTTCTTTAGCTTTAACAAGCTCATCAACTTCAATAGCTTTTTCTTGAGTCTTAAGAACATCCATCTTATTCCTTGCCATCTCAGCTTCAACTTCACCAGATGTTGGAATACCATAGTACATTGGAATACCAGCCATAATTTATCCTTTAACTAAAAAATCCACCAACAGCACCACCAAGGCCCATTACGCCCTGTAATAAAGCTGTTTGTTTTGCTTTTTCTGCTTTTGCTTGATAATCTTGTGCAGTACTGTAAGCTGCTTGACCAACATAAGGAGCTTGATTAGCACCTGATTGAGTTGTTAAAGCACTAACATAGTTATTAAACCAATCACTAGATGTAGCAGCACTTTGTTTTTGTAGTGATGCTAGGGTACCACCAGAGATTGATTGGCCTGTAGCGGCAGCTTGTCTTTGAATATTCTTAGCACCTTGTTCTTGAGCAAATTGATAACCAGGTAAACCTTTAACCATGTTAGGATTAGACATTAACTGATTAAGTTGATCTGATGCTTGTTGTCTGTATGGAGCATAAGGATCTGCATTTTGTTGAGCAGCTGTAGGTGACTGACCTTGACCATAGTTAAGAGCATTATAAATATCCATACCACTCTTAATAAGTCTACCATACTTATCTAATGAACCTAGACCTGTAGGAATACCACCAGACTCTCCAGGAAGATAACTATTAAATATACCTTTACCAAAACTACCAAGAGAACTTGAAAGAGAGCTTGATACACCACTATAAGGAGAGCCACCAAGGCCTCCAATAAAGGAATCAGCACCAGCAAACGCACTAGATAAACCTAATCCACCTGCAGTAGACAATAATGAACCACCAATAGCAGTATCTAGTCCAGCCGTCATCATCCCTGCTCCCGTCAGGCCTCCTCCCAGGATACTAGGGGCCCCTAAAGCAGAGAATCCTCCTGCACTTCCAAGAGCACCTAATGAGGGCATACCAAAATAGGCAGCAGCTAAGGTACCAACAGGTCCTAATGCACTAGCTACGCTTCCTACAGCGTCAACAACGCCACCAACGGCACCACCTACAGCGTCGGCTACTCCTCCAACAATATCAGCAACAAAGCCCATCTTGTGTAATCCTTATTTTTATTTTATTATTAATCTGATTATAGGGTTTAAATCCTAATCTAGTTACAAACTTTAAAGCATTTAGATTCTTAGAATGAACAGTAGAAATAACTTCTTTATGTTCGTTTAATAACGGAACTAAAATAGCTTTAACATATTTTCTAAGATTAAATTTATCTGTAGCAAATATGTGAATTTCATTATCTCTTACTGCAACACAACCTATAACACCATTTAAAGTTTTAATAGGATAAATGGTAAATCCTGTAAATTGTTTTAGAAATTCTTCTTTGGTTGATTCCCAGTAGTCTTTATAACTATCCCAAGCTTTTTCTAAAGACTTAGTTTGATCCTGCGTCAAGGTCCATTTCAAGAGTTTGCAATCTAATTGGCTGGTTGTCTGTGCAGAAAAATTCATAAGCTCGTCTTCTAAAGTTTCCATTTTGATATAGAACACTTCTATTAGCATTTAGATCAACATTACGATATTGAGACCAGTTATTATAGTCATCATCTGTATGTCTTATTCGGAGTGTAGCACCAATCTTATCACCTACTACCTCAAGTCTACCTATAAACTTACGCATAGTAGATTGAGCGTCTATTAAAGGTGTCCTAATTCTAAACTGAATAGGTCCTGTTTCATCAGTATAAGTATGCTCACTAATATTATACAGCTTTCCGTTAGTATTGTCAAGTGCATATCCTTCATTATTATAAGAAGTATAAAATACACCATCTAATATTGTTTCTTGACCATTTACATACGATGTCCAAATACACCATTGTTTAGATTTAATATCACAAACAAGAGTTAAATTATCATCAATTAAATTAAGAACATAAAAGTAATGTCCTGATATCTTTAAAGAGTAAGACCTTACATTAGTTAAAGAAGATTGATTTAGTATTCTTTCAATAGAAACATCTGATATAGGTATAGGTCTTGTACCTTCTAACATAAGAACTGTTCTACCTGTATTTTTACCTACTGCTACCCATACTACACTTTGTTGCATTTCTACAACAGAGTTACCATTAGCACATCCAAACTCAATACGGAATGTAGGGTTAGGTAATAAAGGAGATCCTACTGCATTACCTGCATCATAGAAAAACTCTGTAGA